TGGTAATGTAATATTTTATGGAGATATAGATTATCTATCATTAATGAAAGGATATCTTCCAAATATAACAGGATCATCTAAAAATATAAATGACAATCATAGAATTTTAAATAAATTAAATTCGTCCATAAAAATGGATAATATTAATAAAATTTATGATTATTTTATTAATGATCAAAGAAATATAGAAAATAGTAATATTGAATCAGATAATCCTAAATTATTATGGCATTTAAGAAAATATAATAATATATCTGATTTTATAAATAAGTTAGAAGATATTGAATCACATTTCTTTCAAAATAAAGTTGATAATGATTTATATTTATTAAATATAATTTACAAAATTATAGATTCTGATAATTTAAATTCAGAATATAAAAGTAATAATATTGAAAAATATATATTAATTAAATTAAATATTTTTAATGAAATTTATGAATTTATTATATTTATGTATAATAATTTAAATAAAGATAGATATTTATTAATAAGAAGAGTCTTAAAAAATATTTATGATAATATAAAAATAATAATAATTAAATATAATGGATTTTAATTTAAATATAAATTAAATTATATATAAATATTATGTATGAAATAAATGGTGATGAAATAGTACATTATTATAATGATCCGGAAATAATACAAGTTCCATCACCGGAATCACAATATCAACCATATTCACATCAACATAATGAACCAAATATAAATAATGATCTTACAAATTCTACTTCACCATTAATAATGCATGGAATGTCCGGAATAAATGTATTATTAAGTATATCTTTTATTACAATATTTGGTTTTTATATAATGAAATGTATAAATCTTCATAGAGATAATAGAATTATTTCTAGAAATAGAAGATTAAGACAACCAATAAATGTAGATAATTTAAATACATTGATTCTACATGAAGAATTACCAGATGAATGTTGTTCTATATGTTTAGAAGATTTTAAATCAGGCGACAATATAAAAAAATTAAATTGTACACATATATTTCATAAAGAATGTTTACAACCATGGTTTAATGATAATAATAATAGAAATTGTCCCATGTGTAGAACAGATATTATTTAGTTAGTATATGCAAGATTTCCTTGACCAGATAAAATTCTTAATATATTATAATTAACGGCATAAACTATAATATTTTGATTCTCGGAACTATTATCATTATCTGTAGATCTACACATTAAATAACATTTTTGAATATTAGAAAAATTCATTGTACCACTTGGTTGATGATCTTCCGGATATAAACTAAAAGAATATACTGCTATACTATTCTTTACAGTTACTCCTCCATAACCTGTATGATAATCATATATTTGTTGTTTTGTAAAATATGATATATCTCTATATGAAAATCTATCATTACCATTTATTATTAATTTCCAATCACCTTTAAGAGGTTTTCCATAATCAGCTTCTGAAATATTTGAATCAGTTGAACTTACCCAAATTAATTCTTTAACAGGATTTTTAAATTTTAAATTATGTGTTGATCCAGGTACTGACCTTCTTATTTGTACTTGTTCAATTAAATATTCATGTGATATCTGTGCAAATCTTTTTCTTTCATCTGTGTCTAGAAATATATAATCAACATATAATTCTGGACTATTTATTATTTTTTTAAAAGTAATATTTAGTATAACTTCATTATATTGTAACGCTATTAATGGTAATGCTAAACCTGGATTTCTACAAAACCAAAATTGTAATGGTACATATATATATCCTATAGGATTATTATTTAGATATTCAGAATATTCAGATAAAGAATTTATATCATTTATTTGAGCTATACTATTAAAATTTACTAAGTTTCCTGATACATTTGGATTTAAATTATATACCCCACTACCATTCCATTTTTTTAAATATTCGTTATAAATTATATAATTATTCGGATCCTTAATAATTCCATCGTGACCATCACTACTTACACTACCATTAAATGATGCTGAAAAATAGTCTCCTTCATCAGGTATATTTGATATACCATCTATTATTCCGTCAACACCACCAGCTAATGTTAGTGATTGAAATCTTGTCGCTGAATTATTAGTTTTTGAATAATTTGATATTCCAAATGAATTTAAATCATAATCTTTATGGTTATCATTCATACAAATGGCATTTAAAATAGAACATCTAGATCCATATTCATTTTTTTGAGTTAATTCAGCATAAGTTTCTAACCAATTATTTGTATGTTCATCTATAATTTGAGAACCTATTTGTATATTAACATTGTTTATTTGATCATAGCCTATATTTTTATTAGATAATAATGGTAATTTATTATCTTTATATATAATATCTTGAATATACATTTTAGATATTAAATCGCCTTTTCTACCTATAATACATCTAGTACTTAATTGATCACTTGATGGATTATTAGTCCACATTTGTAATATAGACTCTATTGAAAAATTAGTATGTCTTCGATAGACTATTTTAAAAAAAGTAATTTGTGGATTTCCCGTTAAATATATATCTTGTGCTCCTTTTTCTTTTAATTGTAATAATCCACCGACCATTTATATAATATATATAAAATATAAAATATCTTTACATATATATATGTTTTTAGTTTATTTATTAAAAAATAATAACAAATCATACATTGGTTATACTAATGATTTTTTTAAGAGATGGAAACAACATAATAGTATCTTATCAGGTGGTGCAAAATATACAAGTAATAATGCAGGTTATTGGGAACCAATATGTATAATAGATGGTTTTAAATGTAAAAAAGAAGCAATGAAATGTGAATGGAAATGGAAAAGAAAAAAGGGATATTTAAATAGAATAAAATATATTAATTATATTTTAAATAATAATAAAAAATTTACTAACAAAGGTTTAGATATTAATACTTTAAATTTAAAAATATATACATTAAAAACTTATTATAAATATTTTAATAATTTAAAATTAAGAGAATTATATTGGTTTAATTAGAATACGCCAAACCACCCATACCACTCATTATTCTTAATATATTATAATTAACAGCATATATTTCTAATTTCATTGGATCACCTGTAAAACTTAATTGTGCATTTTCTATCCTTGAAAAATTACAAGTTCCACTTGGTTGGTGTTCTTCTGGTTTAAGAGCAAATGAGTAAACGGCAATTGAATCATTAAAAAAATTACCCTGTGGTGAATAAGATGAATTTAAACCACCTGGACCTGTGTGATGTTGTAATATTTGATGTTTCGTAAAATATGTAGTGGGTCTTGTGCTTAATCTATCATGACCATTTATTTGTAGTAACCATTTATCATTATTTACAGAATCACTGGACAATAATGATTGGTTAAATCCATTTTTCCATTCACCTGTCCATATTAATTCTTTTACAGGATGATTAAAATTTAATTCAAAAATATTTGTTTTCGTTGTAAATGAAGTATGTTGTATTTGTTCTATTAAATATTCATGACTTACTTGTGCGAATCTTCTCCTTTCGTCTGTATCAAGGTATATATAATCAGCAAATAAAGTCATTTGAGCACTATTCCATATTTGTATCGGTTTTTCCATACTAAATTTAACTTCATGATATTGAAGAGCAATTAATGGTAATGCTAAACCAGGATTTCTACAAAACCAAAACTGTAATGGTACATAAAATACATGTTGTTTAGAAAATTTATCCATATTACTATTGATAGATACAAGTTTAGATACTCCACCCATACATGTTGTCCTTTGAAATAATGTATTACTTACACCAGAAGCATTTGATATAGCTATTTGACCAGTTGGATTATTATTAGTTAGTTCAGACCAAGTTTCTATCCATGATCCAGTTTGTCTATCAATAATTTGACCACCTAATTCAATTGTATGTTCTCCAATAAAGTTAGCTCCCGGATTACATCCAGTGAAATGGTCTTTACTGACATGTGATTTAGATGTTATTTGAATATGTAATCCATTTACTAAATCACCATTTCTATTAATATTTGCTCCACATTTGGTAGATTTTGCTAAACTAGGATCACCTGACCAAGTTTGTCCAATAGATTCCATAGAAAAATTTGTGTGTCTTCTATAAACTACTTTAAAAAAAGTAATTTGTGGATTACCTGTTAAATATATATCCTGTGCGCCGTAAGCTACGAGTTGCATTAATCCACCTCCCATTATTTATATATAATAGTATAGAAAAAAAATATTAAATATAAAACTTTAATAAACTACTTAATTAGAATAAGCTAAACCTCCCATACCACTCATAATACGAAGGACATTGTAATTAACAGCATATACTGTTCTTATAGCATTAGTCATACCACCTGGTGCATTTAATAGTAATTGTGAATTATCTATTCTTGAAAAGTTACATGTTCCAGATGGTTGATGTTCTTCTGGTTTAAGAGCAAATGAGTATACAGCTATGGAATCATTTGGTTTGGCGGTTTCGTCTGCGTCGGGTTCATCGGGTACCAGGCGGAAATTTACCCCACCTGGTCCACTGTGATATTGCCATACTTGCTGTCTTGTGAAATATTCTAATTCTCTTGCTGCAAATCTATCATGACCATTTAATTTTAATTGATAAGTACCAGAAGAAAGAGATGTAAATAATCCATTATAAGATTGATGTGTGTTGGGTCCAAATGTGCCAGTCCATACAAGTTCTTTAACTGGATGATTAAATGTTAGAGTACATGTTTGATTATTAGCGCTACCAGAAACACTAAAATCTTGATATTGAATTTGTGTAATTAAATATTCATGACTTACTTGAGCGAATCTACGTCTTTCATCAGTGTCAAGGTAAATGTAATCAGCCCATAATTGTGGATCACCGTTTGTT